TTATCGAGTTAACGAGAATGGCTTTTTGGACAAAACAGAAACGGATTCAGCATTTGAAGCCATGTCAAAATGTACGTTAACTTGGACGCCTTCTCGCTCAAAAGTAACATCGTCAAAATCTGTCATGGCGATTTTGAACCCGTTCTTTGCAAAAAGGCCAGTAACCATGGTGCGCTGTTTAATTTCTAAAGCGGACGCTAGTAATTTATCCATAGCCAATATCCTTGTTTTTTATGGGGGTCACAAACACCATACCGCTCGCAGATTATGAAATCAATTGATTATTAGGCTGTACTAGATTTGTGTTTTAGTCAAAATCAATTGATGCACTATTTAACGTGATATGCATTCATTAGAAGCATTTCCGAGGATATGTTTTACCACGATCTCTGTGACGCAAAGCATCATTCCTCTATTGAGATAATTGAATTGACAATATCGTTAACATAATTTGTTACAAATTAACTTTGTTTTTGAGTGTTATTTGTCATTTTTCGGCAGGCCTCAAATGAGTAAGTCCAACTGGATGTGACACCGTAATTATAGTTACTTTTCCCCTAAGATCGCTGTGAGCTCTAACCTTATGAAAGATGAAATTTCGGCCAGCTTTCTCGGTAATGGATTTTGATAGGGGTAGGCGACATACATTGACTTTTATATGAAAAGAGACCTTGGTTTGTGATACTAAAGACTTAAGTCATAAATAAAACAACAGCTCAATAAGCCGAACCTGGGCCATGAGGTTCGGTTTTTACACCTCAAATTTCCATGAAAAAATAAATTATTACACTGACGTATACACGACATAATTGATAAGGTTTGGTTTGGTATAGCCATTCCAAACATTGCTTCAACCTGAGGTACCATTGCTGGGTTGAAGCAGTGACAATCAGCAGATAAAAGCAGTATGGGAAGGAATTGCAAAAAAGTTTAATGGGCTTGGATTATCAGGTATTTCAATGGCTTGTGCCGGATTGGCTCTAGTGATTGCAAGTCCACAGGAATCACTATTACAGTACGCATTATATCTGCTTATGTTGAATGCGATTGCATATGCCAGTCCTATAAAATGTCTCTCTTTTGAGGGACTATTCAATGAAGTATCACGAAATGACTAAAAACTATATTTTTCGTGAATTTGAATGTGGTTTAACCGTCGAACAAGCTGCTGAACTTTGTTTAAAAACTGTGAGAACTGTCAAAGAATGGGATAAGGGGAAAACCATTCCACCGGAGTGTAAACGGCTGATGAGAATGACAAAGGGAAGGGAACTGAGCCCATCGGAACAATGGGAACACTTTAAAATGCACTATGACAGGCTAGAACTTCCTACAGGTCAACTTGTTACTGCCCAGCAAATTTTGACCGGAATTGCTTTATTAGAGATAGGAGCATTGACTGATTTGGAGGCTGCTGGTCAGGTACTGAAGTATGCGAGAGCATTAAAAGAAATGATGTAGTTAAAAAGGCTCCAATCGGAGCCTTTATATTAACTTTTACGATTCAGAAGCTACATTTGAGATCTCTACAAGTTCTCCTTCAACATCAAACATTAAACCATCGACCACAGTCTTAACACGTTTGTTCTGCAGAAGAACTAATAGCTCTTTGACATAATCCTTGCTGTCTTCAACTAAGATTTTTCCATTGTCATCAAATTTGATTTTCCAGTTGCCAGCTTCGTTTGCTGCATCACGCAGTTTCTGTAACCAAAGTTCGTTTTGGTAATGACCTTTTTGGTAAACCGAAGCTAGCTGACGCATTAGGCGCTTGTCATCACCAACGACATTTCTCAGCTTGGTTGACTCACTTGAACTCATAGCAGGGCTCTGGCCTAAAGCCGTAATCGCTTCAGTTTTCTTTTCTCGAAGACGTTCATGATAATTCATTGCAGTTTCAAATTGAGTCAAATCAGCAATAAAAACGTCGTCTTTATATTGAATGAAATCAATATAAGGGGTGATTTGGAACTTGTAGCTCTGATCAATTTCAACAACGAGTTGGTTCTCTATGACTGTCGGTCGCAGCGTTTTGTTTGCTGAGTTGTTTACTGACCAAGCCCCTTTAATGTAGCGGAATGCATAAATGCTTTGCTCGGGGTTTCCAAATGTAAGTTGAATAGCATAAGCATTATAGTTATTTAGTTCAGCAGCTTGATTAACAGTGAGTAGCGTGCCACTCTCTACTTGCTCGCTCAGTTGACACAAATCGGTTGCGCTAGACTCCACGTGAAAAAATCTATTGTCTTGCACCGTTGTAATTGGACGAAGTTCTTCAATATGCTGGTTACCACGGATACATTCAATAACATATTGACGAAAATGGTCCTGAAAGTCTGAATGTATATGCAAGTTTTTAATTTCACCAAAACGCTTCGTTTTGTTTCCAACCTTAACCTTAGCAACCCACAAATTAACAGTTGCTTCGGACAAATCGAGAGCTTGTAGCTCTGTGAGTTTTGCATCTAAGCTAGCTTGGTCAAGTCCTAGTTGAACCTCTTCCTGCATAGCCTCTGCAGTGTTTGACTGATTAATTGTCATATTGTTACCTATCAACTAATGCTGAAATAAACGTTATCCCGGAATTTTCGAGAAATCTAACTTTTGTATCTGATGCTTTCGCTACACCCCTACAAAGAGCGCTTGCAGAATGGACTGCATTAGGTTGGCCAACTCTCTTATACTTAATCTCATACAAACGCATACCTAGAAGTAGAAACATTGGGTTTAGTAAGATAAGTTTATCTTTACGAGAGAATGCAAACATGAAAGTCAAAAAAACAAGCAAAGATACAACGGATTGTATGCTTTTATAGTCAAAAGCAAATAAGCCGATGAGAAAAGGGAGAGTGTAGTTGATCATATCTCCACGCACAGCTTGTGCTTCAATAAGCCTTATTTGTTTTGAGCCTTCTGCACGCGTAAACAGGAATTTCATTAAACGTCCAGTTGCCAGCGTAGCACCAGAAGAGATAAAAATACCGATTAGGGCCCAAATGCTTACATATAACTCCCAATGAGGGAGCCCAAACTGCAGCCCGACAGTATTAGAGTTCACATCCTTGATCAGTAATATAAGAAACAGAGGATAGTACGAGCTTATAAAAATCAATAACTCGACCCAAATGTTAATGTTTGTCTCGCGTGACTTTGTTTCTATCATTGCTTTTATCCATTAAAAACTTGTGTCGTATACTGGATTGCACTGAGAACATTCAGGGAAATCAGTGGAAGCATTACAGATTCCTGCCTCATTTTCCCGTACATAGTGCCGAATGTAAAGTAATACGATCACAATAAAAATCAGTACTATCAATAAATTGCATTTATCGCGTAACTATAAAAGAATCAGTTGGTCTTATGTGTGACGTTATCTTAAGTGATTGAACTTAGGAATAAGGTAATTGATGTACGTTGTTGATATAACGTTTTTCTTTTTTTGGTTTGTATAGAAACTGACGAGGCTTTCCATTGAAAAGAACTATGTAGAACTCGTCCGATTTACGAACACCAATCAGATAATGATTTTTCTCTACCTTAATCCAATTCTTTCCATCATCGAAACTGTACTCAGTGAAACCAACAAGTTTAACCTTTTGAAACGTACGGCATTCAAAAGCGTTGAGAACTCCTTTGTAACTATCGTATTTATACTCTCCATCACGAAGAAGTGCTGGAACTTTAACCAGCTTTCCAAAACCATCATAACCATTCGCATCAAGGATAGAACCATTATGGTTCTTGACATATCTAATAAGCATAAAATTACCAATACTGTATAAATATACATATAATAGCAAATATTGCTCAAACCGGAAAAAAGACTTAACAAAGTTGTCCTAGAGTGTCGTTAGTTTCTGGGGAATTTGCCCCCGTAATACAGATTAGGGGGGCTGAAGAAAAAGCTGATAACTCAAATGATTGATATGCTACTATTTGCCCTTGTTGTCTAAGAGGCGTCGGAAGTGGCTGAGTTAATTATACTTTTATCTTTAGTTTGTCTTGTGTTTTTGTTTACAAAGAAAGGTAAGAAACACAAGCGTAGGCTTAACGAATGGGATCAAGGCGCAGCAGCCAAAAGGTCTAACAATGTTCATGCTTTTGATACGAAAGTGATAGATAGGCATCCAAAGCTAGTTGAAGTGCCCATACCGCAAACCAAAGTTATTGAAAGCAATAAACCCAGCTCTGTTCCTCACAGGAAAAATACCTACTTAGCGACTAAGACTGAGCGCAAGTTTTACAAAGTACTGCAAGAACTATTGCCTGATGAATACGTAATTCATAGTCAGGTTTCATTGATGGCGTTAGTACAACCGACCAATTTTAAAGATAACTCTCGAACTTGGGCTAAGAGGATGGATTACGTAATCACAGACAGAGATACCAAAGTATTGGCTGTCATAGAGTTAGATGACTCATCTCATAGGCAAAAGAAAAGACAAGAGCGAGATATATACGTAAACAACGCACTCAAAGGGCACCATCCACTTCTTCGTTTCGAGGCTAAAAGTAGCTACGACAAAAACCACGTTGCTACAGTAATAGAACGAGATACTTTGATAAAATGCCGAGAATTTAAAAGTGTATTGCAATACAGCTAAAGCAAAGCCGAACAGTATTTGTTCGGCTTACTTTTAACTAAAGTATCGTGGTTCTTATCGTTACTTTAAGTTCCTTATCTACCGTATTGGTCTTTTCTGACCGGAATAGAGCACCAAGTAAAGGCATATCCATCAAGACAGGTACACCGCTTACAGAGTCGCGTTGCTCTTGGGAAATCAACCCACCTAAAGAGATCGTTTGGCGGTCTTTGACCTTGACCACAGTTTGCAGTGTTCGTGTATTGGTGATGATGTCGGATGCTATAGAGGAATCTGTTACCGAGTCGGATTTTTGCATTATCTGCAACACCACATGATCACCAATCACATGCGGTACTACTTCAAGTGACACACCCACATCCTTACGTTCGATTTGTTGAACTCGATTACCGCCGTCAGTTACCTCAGACGAAGTGAGGAACGGCACGTTCTGACCCACCGTGATGTAGCCGCGCTCTCTGTCCATAATGAACATGTTTGGACGTGATAAGAGCTTGGTATTCTGATTCTTAGACACGGCTTTGATAAGTGCGTTAAAATCACCGCCCTCATAGAACAGCAGGTTATCAACGGCTTTCTTTATTGCTGTAGGCCGCGAAACAAAGCCAGCCTCACTCAGAGCTAAGTCCATATTTACGCCGACTTCCTGAGAATCACCGAGCTCAGTTTCGGTAATCACCGCCTCGATAAAGACTTGCTTTTGTGGTCTATCAATCCCTTTGATGAGCACATCAATGTGCTTCAATTGGTTCTCAGAGCCTGTCACGATAATGCTGTTTGTGGTCGGCAGTACCTCAACCTTGTAATTCTTAATCGCTTTGTTGTTCAGTGTTTGATTCTGAGTTGCAGCAAGCATCGAGGAAATCAAATCAACGACCTTGGTATTTCGAACATTCTCAAAGAAGTACAGCTTTACTTGAGAGGGTTCGAACGTCTCCACCTTGTTTGCGTCGGCAATGATGGTAAAAACGCCGTGGTCATGCGTAAGCTCGTAACCGTGCGCACGAAGCACGGAAAGGAAAAAGGCAGGATAATCCTCATCTTTCAAATCCGGCGCGGTAAAGCTGACCTCACCAGTTACGCCATGACCAAGCACAACTGTGTTTCCAGTATGAACCGAGAACCACGATGCGAAGTCTCCAATCGGTGTGTTCTTTGCCTCAAAAGGTGCAGAGCTTGCGGCAAAAGAAGTCGAGCTGAGCAGGGTGCACGCGAGCAATAAAGCGGCGATGCTGGATGTGGAAAAGTTGGAACAAGCCGTTGTTTGTTTCTCAACTTTACCACAGCGCATGGTCAGTAATGAGCGCGCAAGCAGCGAGCCTCCGGCGCAATAAGATTCTTTTTGTTTTTTTGAAAGAAAAGCTGTGAGTTTTGCGATTATCCATGACATAAAGCGCACCTTATTCCCTAGCACATGACTTTGAATGATTGACCATTGCCACTCACCGTAATGGAGCAAGAGCCGTTAGATTGAGCCGTAAAGCCTTTTGCATATAGTTGCGACGACGACAGACGTACATCGTCCTTAACCAACACAAAAGACGGGGCAACGTTTGGAGGGTTCATTGAAGATTCGATTCGATAGCCGTCGAGCAAGTCACTCAATGACTCGCGAGGCACCGCCGTTTGAGCCGTTTCGGGCTCCGTCGACATGTTCGGCGTGCCAACTAAGGTGAACACCGCAAACGAGACGGCGACACCTGCCGCAAACACACTGAATCGAGAGTATTTACGGAGATAGATTTTCGTAATGCGCATGATATTTCTCAACGTATACGGGACAGTGTAACGTCCGTGGGTATAGTAGGGCGGCAATACTGAATAAACGCCGTCCTCATAGTTGTTTCTAAACATCTGCTTAGTGTCGTAAGAGCTGTACAAGTCCGTACCCCAAAGCATCCATTTGTCGACGGTGAGTGAGTTCGCGTTGTCACCATACTTCACAATGCCAACGTGCAGCTTAGGCATTTTCAACTTGAGTTGACCGAGTGTCAGAACAGATACCGCAGTCGAGATGATAGGGACTTGAAGACGGTCTAAGCGTCGACAAAACACGGTGTGTTCAGCCAGAGCGAGACGCGCTTGCTTATCAACAATCGAAATGTCTTGAACAATGAAAATGACATCCCATCCAAGCTTTCGAATATGCAAAAGGTGATCAATTAACTTTTGTCGATTCTTGTCGTTCCACGTGCGCGAGTTAAACCACGTTCCGCACTCATCAAGTACAATCAAACCGTCTTTTTTGGTGTCATAGCTTTTGTTTGCCGAGCCAATCACCATCAAATCTTCTACCTGAGGCTTGTCCGGCAGGCGGTAAAGGCGAGTGTTGCGCTTATCGCGTCCAAGCATTTCTTTCAAGTTGATATCGAGGTTTGTCGCCACAGGCACACCACGCATAAACGCCTCACGAATCTTACCGACTGCCGTCAGTGTTTTACCTGAGCCGAGCTTACCCGTGACAAAGTAGACCGATGCCATTACGCCGCCCTCACAATCGCGTAGAACTTCCATTCCCACACCCAACGCAGCAGACGCGCAGAGTAAATCGCACTCACACAAGGCACGGCGTTATTAGGGATGAACATACCCGCCGCTTGTGACCACATTGGAGGTGCAACATAAGACAGACCCATTGCAAGGGTGTAAATCGCCAAGGTGAGGGTGACGGTCAAGCCGATTAGCAGCGTTAAAATGACCAAGTTAATCGTGACGTTTCGTGCTTTCGCAATGAAGAACCAACCAAATAACGTGGTCGCTATTTGAGAGATAAAGGCAACCAGAGCTGGGAGGCGCAACGCCGTCCCAATGGTGCTGACAATTGGTAATAGCTGAATCATTAGTAATATCTCCCAGAACCTGGCTTGTTACTTGGTACAGGCGTGACCTCAGTCAGCAGGATTTCAACAAGCGTCTTAATCGTGTAGATGTAAATCAGAATTGAGATGATCATTTTGAGTTTCTGCGAAAACTCACAAGAGATAGATGCGCGACCACCGCCAAGCGTAGGCAAGGATAGATTCATGCAGGGCGTAGGCTTAGGTAACACACTCAAAAACGAATCCGATATTGCATTAATATGCCCCTCAGACTCCGCCGTCAGATTCTTCTCAATCAAATCGTTAGCTGCATCGGTCACGGTTTTTTCATAGGAATTCATCGCACCGGACACGGCTTTATCCGCTTGAGTCAGCACATCACCGACATAATCCGAACCTAAACCATGAGGGTTTTCACAATAGTTGTTTTCCTCGGTAGGCTCACAAGGCTTGAGGTCGTCGAGTTTGTCCGATAGCTCTGCAAATCCATCAGCGTTAGTCGTTTGCAAATCATCGAGCCCCTTAACTACCTCACCAACAGAGTTGGTGTTTCGGTTGATCGCCGTTGTGATGTCACCGTTAGCTTGCTGAATCAGCGCCTTAGTGTTTTCGTAAATCTTGTTGTCGTTGATTTGCTGCTTTTGAATCGCTTGGGTGTTAGTCACCATCGACGCATTGAGCGCAATGATTAGGTTCTGAATATCAGCGCTCGATTGATTGAGGTCGACGTTTAGCGCGTGAAGCGCCTTGTTCACATCTGAGTTGAGCCCTTTAATCGCGTTGACTACGCCCTTATCGGTCGATTCATCTGTGTCAGGGTCTTCGACATCTGGCACATCCCCCGTATTCGGTGGATTAACCGTATTGGTCGAGTCGTCAGGAAGTACGCTAGGGTCTTCGATGTCGCCCGTTGGGTCGTCAGGGTCGTGAATTGGATCATCGGGAATAATAGGGGTGTCAGGGCCATCTTTACCCCAAAACAGCGTACCACCATCACACTGCTTACCTGTGAATTGAAACTTACCGTGACATCGCGTGTTTTGGGTAAATTCGCCCGAATCGACATCAGTACAAAGCGTACTGTCATTAGGGATACGCTCGACCTCACAACGTGTTGCACCAAAATCGCCAAAACACGCCCCTGTTACTTGTTCACCGTAAACGTAAGCCGACCAATGAAGTGATTGAGTGTCATTAATGGACTGTTTGAACTGACAGGCATCCATACATGTACCGTCAGGGTTTTCGCCAAACTCACATGCAGGAACGATGGGTTCACACGACACGACGTACCCGTCTTCTACTTTTTCATGGTCGGGAGGGCATTGAGCTGAATTTTGCAAGAATCCAGCTGCACGATAAAGAGGCCAAGAAGCACTGGTTGTGTGACACATGATATCTACAACGTATTTACCATGCCTCAAATAGCAGGACTTAGTAGAAAAATCCTTGTAGTTAACAAACTTGTTTTCATAACAAGAGACATAAGAGGCAGGGTTAACTCTCATACCCAACAGCAACTTACAATCGGGATAAGCTGAAACGTCTGAAACCTTATACGTTGGTTGAGCGGCACTTACACTAAAAGCACTAAACAAAACACCCAGTAAAATAATCAGTGACGCTATGCTTTGTTTAATGTTCATTTGTGAATCTTCCTCGTGAAAAATAACGCCCCCATTCGGAGGCGTTGACCAATGGGTGTATAAAGCAGTCGTTAGAATTACGTTGCTTTGTTTGCACCTTTCTTGAATAGCTTGATGCCGATGAAACCAACCGTTAGTGGAACAGCGATGCCCCAAGTTGAGGTGAGCATGTCGGTAACGAAAGTCCCTAAACTAGTAAAGGCTTGCGCTGCCTGTTCCGGCAATGCTGCATGTGCACCAGATGCCGCCATAAGAAGTGCACCACCAAATGCCGCACGTTTTGCTGTTACTACTGCGCCAGCCTTAGCCATTGCTGTGCGTACTTTGTTTTGCTTTTCCATAGTCTTATTTCCTATGTTATGGTTTATGAAGAAGTTGAAACCTCAGCCGCTTTCTTGAATCCCAGAATGTGGAAACCAATCGAGAAGCCAAGGATAAATGCTGTTCCAAAACAGCCGAGCATGAACTCTGTTGACAGCATTTATCTTTGCCCTCCGACCATCCAACCGAGCGCAACTAACAAGAAGCAAATGCCTAAGAACACCATCAACTGAAAGTTATCGAGTCGAGCCATTAGCTCTGCAAATTGCGTCTCGGTCATGATTTAGCCCTTACTTTTCGTTAAGTTGAGGTAGGGCGTAGAGGTGGAAACCGTCGATAGAGACGTGTTTACCCTCATCGTTACCAAAGCTGAATTTCTTGTGTTCCACATCAAACATCATGCGATTACCTACACAACGCTTGAGCAGTTCACCTGCTTTGCCGTTTTCCCATAGTTCAGGAGAGACACGCACTTCAATGGTGTCTGTTGGGTTGGTCGTGATGAGACGCAGCTTGCCGTTTTGCTTTTGTTCGCCGTTACGGTCTGTTTTGGTTTCTTGAACGATGTCCGAAACATCTAGAATTAAACCTTCCATTCTCATAGTGTTTTGCCCTTATTTTTACGTTGTTGGTTAGTTGAAAATTGAAATGACAGTTATTGACACAAGTCCAAGGGAAATTAATGCATCATGTCGGGCGGGGCTGCGCCCACCCAACACGACGCATTAATTTCCTGAGGGTCGGTGAGCAACAGCGCTTCCATTTCGTCATAGAGCGCTAGGTGTTTTTCGTATTGCTCGTAAAGGTCGTCATACATACGCTCGTATTCTTTTTCACGTTCTAGCGCATCGAAGTAATCGACCACGTTAGACATGATGCCTTGTTGAGCGCGGATGAATTGTTGCTTGTTCTCGGTCTTCCAAGTACGGAAGCGAGTTGCGATAAAAATCTTATGGAACATCAAGCCATTCAAGCGTGCTTGAGCCATATCGCCGTAACGAGTCGATGAGTATTCACCGCCCGAAGCAATCAGTTTTTCGATAGAGGTTGAAACGGAATATTCCGCTTTTACTGGTTGGTCTTTGCGCTTAACGAACACGCCGCCCATTGCGTAACAAAACGCTTTCCAGTCGCCCTCATCAGCAGAGCGGCGAACCTTTTCTAATAGAAAGTGTTCGTCTTGAGATAAATCTGTAAACAAAGCATCGTCCTCTTTGAATTCATCACGAAGACGACGAAGCTCACGCCATACCGTGACAGATGGACCACCAATAAATTGAAATTGACGAATTTGATTCACACGCGCCCAAGTTACGACGCGTTCCGCCGCATCCGAGCCAGACAAAGACGAACCTTTGTCAGAATCAATGTGTTGACCGTCGATGTTTTTGCTCAGGTATTTAGCGACATAGCCAACGGCTGAACCTTGAGACCAGTCGATAACCTCCGCTTTGAAACGAGCTTTCTTTGCGCCTTTTTCGTCTGGCGAGTCAGCCATAGCAAGACGACGAAACTCAGACGTCACAAATTTGCGTGCGGATTTCTCCATGAACAGCAACAAGTGGTGATGCGGTGTGCCGTCTTGGTGAGGCTCGACAATGCGCATCCCGTAAACCTTGATTTTGCTCTTATCAATCGACTTACGAAGATTTGCCCAAACGCCCATTAGATAAGCGTGAGCCGCTTTCGCATCAGGCTTGCCAGCCTCAAGCCATTTCGGGTTGATGTCGCCTTTAGAAACAGAGTGAAAACGAGACGGAGCCGTCACAGTGAAGAACACCGCATCGTGATTCGATTCTTGAGCGATTTCCTCAAAGCCACGCAGACGAACGAACATTTCAGCGCGGCGAATCTCAGCGTTAGAAACCGACTTAGCGGATAGCTCACTGAGTGTGAAGTAGTTAGACGGGTCAGCCTCATCGTAAGCAATCGTGTTTTCTAGCGCGATACGGTTAGACGTATTGCGATCACGTTGACGGCTTAGAGAGAAATCCGAGCAATAAACTTGCTTACGGCGTTGAACAAGCGCTAAATCACGCGCAACACATTCAACCTCGTAAGCACATTTACGGCGAAGCTGACGAACAAGCCAATGCTCATCAAGAGCACGGTTCACCAACGCGAAAAGTTCACAGTTGTTTTCTGCATATTGAATTTGCTCAGATGAGAATGCCAAGCCTAATGAATCAAGAAGCTGACACGCTTTATCAAAACGCGCTTGTGATTCTTCAAGAGGAATCGCACTTAACACGCGAGAAAAGTCGCGTGATTTGCGCTTGGCTAGATTGGTAATTTGCTCATCTGACATCGCGTAGCTGTAGCCGTGCTCAGTCAAACGGTCGTGAGCGTCGTTAACTGCGCGAACGGCTTCCAAAGCGTTGCGTGTTTTCAGAATGTCGGTATAAGCGCGTGTCATGTGTCGAGCGAACTCGCCGTTACGGTGTAATGATTTCGGCAAATCCAAACAAGGGTTAGAAGTAGGGCGCTCAATAAAATCTGACAGGTCGTGTGAGTAGATTGAAGTACTCATTGCCGATTTCACAGCCGACGGAATGAAATCCTCAGGCGTTGTGAATCTGTGGTCGACGTACTCAAAACGATGGTCGAATAAGTTGTCAGGAATGTGCTCGCATGAAGCCCAAGAATGGACAGGAACAAAATCAATCCATTCTTGTTTGCCGGATGCCAAATCAATAACAAGTTCACGCATTATTGAGCCTCAAGCTTTGAGTAGAATTTACGCTTTTCATCTTTGCCAGAGCAATTTGAAACCATGAGATACTCGTAAACGGTGACTCGACCGTCAGAGGCATAGTCGCGAGCCAACTCACCACAAAACTCATGGTCAAGATAACTCGCAAAAGTTTCGTAATCGTCGTATGGGATTTCAAACGAGTCGTAGATAAGGGAACCAAAGAAGTAAATAGCCGCTGCAATAACCGAGGCAAGGAATAAATTCCAAGCATGATTCAGATATATTTCGAGATTTTTGGTGTTGAAGACTTCTGACATAACAACCACCTTGACTAGTTGAGAGAGCGACCGCCAAAGCCAAGCGCGAAAGCGTCAAGGGCAAACGCCCAGAGCTAGGCGGTCTTAATTGCGATTTATGGCAATCCTAGTTGCGAAGAATGGCAACTGCAAGATGCGATTTATGGCAACTTTGTGGCTACAATGAGAAGAAATGGAGGTTCTTATGTACACAGCTGAACTAATTAACGCCTACAAAAAGGCGAAAAACTACGTACAAGATAAGCAGGTTGCGCACGATTTGAATCTAGACCCGCCGAAGATTAGTAAAATTCGCAAAGGTGTTAGACAACTTACTGATGAAGAAGCAGTTTTTCTCGCACACGGCGCAGGTATAGACCCTGAGATCGCGTTACTAGGATGTCACGCTGATCGCAATGAAAATCCAGCGATAAAAAGCATGTGGGAAAGCATTGCAAAAAAGTATAACGGACTTGGATTATCAAGCATTTCAATGGTTTGTGCCGGATTGGCTTTAGTGATTGCAAGTCCACAGGAACCTCTATTACAGTGCGCATTATATGCGTTATGTTAA